AGCAGAGTTTAGTGATGGTAGATTTAGTATCAATTTTGTTGTTACTAACGACAAACTAAATGTAGAAGTATCAGATAATGGAAACATTATTGACATACTAGCTCTATCTAGTGGAGAACTAGCCAGAGTGAATATTGCGACATTAGTTGCAATACGAAAACTCATGACATCTATTAGTAGAAGTCAAATTAATGTCTTGTTCTTAGATGAGGTAAATCAAGCCTTAGATGAGCAAGGTAAAGAGAAAGTAGTAGAAGTTCTATTAAAAGAAGAGAGACTAAATACATATCTAGTATCTCATGGTTGGACACATCCACTACTAGAAAAAATAGAAATAATAAAAGAGGATAATATATCATGTTTAGATTCATAACCAAATGGTGGAACATACTAGTCGGCAACGACGTAAACAGAGATGGAAAAGTAGATATCAAAGATAGTCTTGCTAAGGCAGAAAAGAAAGCAAAGATAACTACTCAAAACATCGGGGAATAATTTAGTTCTTGACACGAGTTGAAAAACCTGTTATAATATACAATATTGGAGAAATATGAAAGTAGAAATTTATAGTATACCAAACTGTTCTTACTGCAAGAAGGCTAAGTTCTTAGCTGACCATGTAGATGAAGTAACAGAGGTATCATACAAAATGATTGGAAAAGATTTTTCTGCGTCTGACGTTAGGGATAAGTTTCCTGGTGCTAGAACATTTCCACAGATACTAGTAGACGATAAACATATCGGTGGTTATGTGGAACTGGAGAAATTGATTGGTTAACAGTAGACGTAAAGGTCATGATGCAGAGCTCAAAGCTGCTGCAATGTTAAAAAGAATTACTGGATTAGAGTTCGTACAGACTCCTGGTAGTGGCTCTGGTAAAATAAAAGGGGACTTATGTGTACCGCACAAAAAGAACCTGTTCTGTATAGAGATTAAACATTACAAAGATATGGGATTCAATCACAAAGTATTTACTCAAAAGAGTAACGTATTTGTGAATTGGTGGTCTAAACTTTGTAAACAATCTGAGCAGATGAACCAAGAGCCATTGCTTATTTTCAAAGAAAACCACTCGCAGTGGTATGTGGCAACGACAAGAAAGCCACTTTACAAAAAACATATGTACATAAACTGGCTAGGGTGCTATGTCACTCTTGCTGATAAATTTTTAGAAACACAAGAGGTAAAATTTACAAATGGCGATACAATTTACGAGCCATGGAAAGCCGATCCCGAATGGGAACTTATTGATTGTTGATGGACTCAATCTAGCTTTTCGATGGAAACACCAAGGTACTACAGACTTCGAGCATGAATATGTAAGAACTGTACAGTCTTTGGCAAAGTCCTATAACTGTGGGGAGATAGTCGTTTTAGGCGATGGCGGTAGTAATTACCGTAAGTCTATCGACCCAGAGTACAAAGCAAATCGTAAGGAACGATATGCAGAACAAACACCTGCTGAGGCAAAAGAATTTGAAATGTTCTTAGCAGAATTTTCTACTACACTTAAAACTTTAAAACGTAAGGGTTATCTTACACTAAAGTATGCTGGAGTAGAGGCTGATGATATAGCCGCACTTATATGCCAAAACCGAGAAAACATAGGTGTAGATGAGATATGGATGATATCATCAGACAAAGACTGGGATTTACTAGTCGATGAAAAAATCAGTCGTTTTTCGACTGTAACAAGAAAAGAAACAACATTACTAAACTGGGATGAGCATTATGACTTTGACCCTTACTACTACTTGACTTACAAGGCGTTGACAGGGGATAAGGGAGATAACGTTCCTGGTGTAGATGGTGTCGGACCGAAACGTGCAACTCAATTGATTGAGCAGTATGGAGACGTCTTTGATATTATGGCGAGTTTGCCACTAGAAGGTAAGTACAAGTACATAGAAAACTTAAATGCTTTCGGTACAGAAGGACTAGAAGCTGGTGTAAAACTCATGGATTTAACATACGATGTCGATGCAGCAGTGCTAGGACATGGACAAGAAATTATAGGATTGGTAGAAAATTATGTCAGTGAAGATAGATTATAGTAAAGATTCTCTCTTGGATGAGTTCGCACATGCAACTCTAAAAGATAGATATATGATACCAGGTGAAACATCACCTCAAGAAGCTTTTGCTCGTGCAGCAGAATGTTTTGCGGATGATGAAGCTCATGCCCAAAGATTATATGACTACGTAAGTAATCTATGGTTTATGTTTGCTACGCCTGTGTTATCAAATGGCGGTACTCGTAGAGGATTACCGATAAGTTGTTTTTTAAATTATGTAGAAGATAGTAGAGAAGGTATAACCGAACATTTTACGGAAAATGCTTACTTATCTTCTTTTGGCGGAGGTATCGGAGGTACTTGGAGTGATGTTCGTTCATCTGGAACAAAGACATCAAAAGGCTCAGAAAGTACTGGAGTTATACCTTTCGTAAAAGTTGTAGATTCAGAAATGTTGGCATTTAGCCAAGGAGTAACTAGACGGGGTAGTTACGCAGGATATCTACATATGTCACACCCCGAGATAGAGGAGTTCTTAGATGTTAGGAAACCTACTGGTGGCGACACCAATCGTAAGTGCCTTAATCTTCATCATGCTGTGGTGGTTCCAGATAGTTTTATGGAACTCATTCACTCTGCTTCCAAGCATAGTGATTTCGATGATAGCTGGGATCTTATCGATCCTCACACTCAACGAGTAGTAAAAACAGTTAGTGCTAGAGCATTATGGGTTAAGATATTACAAAACAGAATGGAAACAGGTGAGCCTTACCTAATGTTTGAAGATGCTGTTAATAATGATTTACCAGATTTTCAGAAAAGAAAAGGATTAAAAGTACATCACAGTAATTTATGTAGTGAGATTACTCTTGCTACTGATGAAGAAAGAACAGCAGTATGTTGTCTTTCTAGTGTAAATTTAGAGTACTATGATGAATGGAAAGACCATGGATCATTCATCCCTGACTTAATCCGTATGCTAGATAATGTACTAACATACTTTATCGACAATGCACCAAGCCAACTTGAAAGAGCAAAGTTTAGTGCGCAAAGGGAGAGAAGCGTAGGATTAGGTGCAATGGGATTCCATGCGTACTTACAAAAAAATGATATACCATTTGAAAGCGGTCTAGCGGGTGGTATAAACATGGAGATGTTTTCACACATCAAATACAACGCAGACCAAACTACTAGATACCTTGCAATAGAAAAAGGTGCATGTCCTGATGATGATACAGCTTCTGTAAGAAATGCTCACTTATTAGCGATAGCTCCTAATGCAAGTTCTAGTATATTATGTGGCAATACGAGTCCAAGCATTGAACCTTTCAGAGCTAATGCTTATACGCAGAAAACAAAAACAGGAAGCAACTTAGTAAAAAATAAATTCTTAGATGCACTCATCAAAGAAAAAGTTAGTCCTGAACTGTATGAAGAAACTTGGTCTACTATTGTTGCAAACAAAGGAAGTGTACAACATCTTGATTTTCTAGACGATTGGAAGAAGGATGTATTTAAAACAGCTGTAGAAATAAATCAGTCGTGGGTAATAGAACATGCGTCAGTCAGACAAGAGTTTATCTGTCAGTCTCAAAGTGTAAATCTATTCTTTCCACCTGATGTAAACAAAGCAGACTTACATAACGTACATATGTTAGCATGGGCTAAAAATTTAAAAACATTATATTACTTGAGAAGTGAAGCTATCAGTAGAGCTGATAATGTATCTAATCAAGCCAAAAGAGAGATAATCTTTGAGCAATCAGATTGTCTAAGTTGCGAGGGATAAATGGCAAACTTATTAGAAGAAAGAGAATATTACAAACCGTTTGATTACGGGTGGGCATTTGAAGCCTACAAAAAACAACAACAAATGCATTGGATGCCTGAAGAAGTAACTATGGCTGATGATATTAAAGATTATAATAAAAATCTTACAGAGGATAATAGACAGTTAGTAGATAATATATTTAGATTTTTTACACAAGCAGACGTAGATGTTTGCTGTGGATATGCTAAGCATTATCTTCCTACTTTCAAAGCACCAGAAGTAAGAATGATGTTAGTATCGTTTGCAGCTATGGAAGCAGTGCACCAAGATGCATATTCATCTTTATTAGAAACACTTGGCAAGTCCGAGGATATCTATAAAGAGTTTATGGATATACAACAGATGGTAGAAAAACATGAGTACTTATCTGACTTTAACATGGACACTCCACATGATATAGCCAAGACTATGGCAGTATATAGTGGGTTCACAGAAGGAGTACAGTTATTCTCATCATTCGCTATACTACTAAACTATCCTAGACATAATCTTATGAAAGGAATGGGACAAATAGTAACTTGGAGTATTCGTGATGAAACACTTCATGTAGAGAATGTGTCAAAACTTTTCAGAACATTTATATCAGAGAACCCTGAAATATGGACAGATAAACTAAAGTATGAAATCTATTGTGCTGCTGAAAGAGTAGTAGAACTAGAGGACAAGTTTATTGATATTTGTTTTGACAAAGCAGAAATACCTGACTTAACAGCAAAAGAAGTCAAAGAATATATTAGATATATTGCTGATAGAAGATTATTAGGTCTAGGTATGAAAGCTATATTCCATAGTACAGTTAACCCTTTACCATGGATTGATACACAAGTAAACGCAGTTGAGCATACCAACTTTTTTGAAAACCGTGCTACAGAGTATGCTAAAAGTAGTACACAAGGCAATTGGCAGGACATATTTTAATGGCAACAATTACAATAGATGGAATTGAACACGATTCCGATAACTTCGATAAAGACCAAAGAGCTTTACATAATGCAATAGGCTTCTGTGATGCTAAAATAGCTGACCTCGATAATGAGAAAGCAGCAATCCAAACAGCAAGACAAGCATATGTGAATGATTTGGGTAATAGTCTAAAAGACGACTAATGGTTATATACATCGGGTACGACTCTAGTCAACCTGAAGCATATGCCGTATGTGAGGCTTCCATACGAAAGTATAATGGAAGCCACACTATTAAACCACTAATAAGAGATAAGTTAGAAGTATACAATCGACCTTTTCAAAATGAAAGTACAGAATTTGCTTTTACGAGATTTTTAGTACCATACTTATCTGATTATCATGGACACGCATTGTTCTGTGATGCTGATTTTATGTGGAAATGTGACCCACAAGAAATAGTATATCATGCCAATGAAACGCATGATGTATATTGTGTACAACATCCCGACTTTCTAGTACCTTCTAGTAAGATGAATGAAAAAGTAAATAGTTCTTATCCAAAGAAAAATTGGTCATCCTTAATGTGGTTTGACAATTCAAGGTGCAAAACCCTAACTCCTACCTATGTAAACCAAGCCCCAGCGGGTGCGTTACATGAAATGAAATGGGCAAATTCAATCGGTAGTTTACCAGCAGAGTTTAATGCTATGGTGAATTACTATCACTTCAAAAATCCTAAAGCAGTCCATTTTACAGACGGTGGACCGTGGCATGGTATAAACGACAACGAGGAATACTCCCAAGAATGGAACAAACTTTACGCGACCTTACAAAAAACAAATCAATAGTACTTGTTGGAAACTCTGTAGAAATGCTACAACATGATCTTGGAGAATATATAGATAACTTCGATACAGTCGTAAGATTTGGTAATGGAGTACCTGACTCTACTAATTTCGATAGTATTGGTAAGCGTACAGATATTTGGATTACTGGATTTTTAAGATATAAAAAGAGAAACAAGTTCCCAAAAGATTGTGCAGTACTGTTCAATCGTTCTCGTGTGCATTTGGGAGACGATGCGGATGAGAGACATGACATACGTTTTAAATATGTCGATATGTTTTCGGACAAAGAGCTTGTGTCAATATTCAATTTAGTTGGAGCGGAGAACCATGTAGCTGCAGGTGCAAGGCCTTCAGCAGGTTTCATTGCAATTCAATATTTTTTACAGAAAACAAATTTTTCTACTCTTACATTGGTAGGATTTGATTTCTTTTCTAAGGCACTTCCAATTGTCGCAGGTGCGAACAATCCGTACAGTTGGCATATTCCTGTTAGCACAATCAACAGCAACCCTCATTCCCCAAAGGAAAAAGAGATTGTACTTGATTTATATGATAGAGGAATAATTGATTGGAAAATTTTGACTGACTTAAATGAGGGTTACTTAGACCTTTCCTAAATAAAATCCCCTTTGTACTAATTTTCCTGTGGTTGCTTTTTGCTTTGCAGTTTTTGTTAGTAACACTTCGTTCAATCTAGCGTTTCTAAAGTTTAATGGTATCTGGTCTATGAGTCTTGTATAACAATCCCAAGGCACTGATAATTGTACTCCTGTCTGTAAATTTAGATAATCTTTTGCTAAAAATCTGTGTTGAACATCTATGCTCCAAGACTTTCTTAACATCACATTATAGTCTAGCAACTCTTTTGCTCCTACAGCATCTAGCTCTACTAATGTATCAATCTTTCCATTTACATATAAAGGCGACCATGAATGATTATAGAATGTAAGTGCTTCAAAGAAAGCAAGATCTTTACACGCTATTAATTTAGTATCTACTGCAGGTCTATTACCATTACTTACTGGCATCTTCTGATTCATGAAGAATAAATCTTTGTCATGAAATTCACACAATCTGTCATAGTTAAGTAGCACAATTGATTTATCAACTAATGGTATGTTTTGATGAGATTTTGTAGCTATACCAAGTATGCCATAATAATTTGCCAAATGACTTTTATCGAATACTAAGTCTCTACTCAAAAATGAAAGTGAAGATTTGAAGAACTCTGCTGGTGGTATATCTCCTTCATCAATTGGTCTATTGAATATTCTATTACCATACCATACGACCATTCTTTTTGCGAGTCCACCTTTATCTTTCCAGTGGTCTTTTAAATGAAAAGTCATTCTTGATATATGGTCTTCTCTCCACCACGATTCGTAAACCTTAATGTTCTCAAAGTTATTTATCATCCAAGACACTTCTTTGTCTACCCAATCTTCTTTGTGTATAAATAAGTGCAGACGAAATCCTGACTTATTCAGTAGAGAAGCTAAAGTGAAAAATGTCCAATCTTTCTTATATGTTGTTACTAGTTCTATCATCCGTTTATTACCTTCATGTTCCAAAAGTTATTCAGGAACAGCTCTTTTCGTTGCTCTGCATCTTCGTCAAAACTAAAGATTATGCCTGAGTTTTTTGCTGAGAATATCTTCATTAGAGATTCTTTAGCGTTTGTGTTAGCTATTGCATGGTACATACTTTCGTAAGTTAATAGAGACTTTTCTCTATCTTCTTTTGTATGTGATACCATACTTAATTGTTTGTCTAGCATAAGTGCCATCAATCCCATTTCACTGTTAGGCATTGTTGCACACTCTTTGCAGTTTGCAAGAAGTTCAAAACCTCCTACCTTTTTATCGAGTACATTTTCTTCCCCGTAGTCTTTTTTCATTTTTGCTATCCACACTTTCTGAGTGATTGGGTGTGGTTTAATTACAAATCCTTTATCAATAGCACGTCTTACTCTACCCCAATGTACGCATTTACCTTTTGTAATTAAGTTAGTACCAGGTAAAAATATTACTTTATCATAGTACCTTTCATTTACACCTAGAGTATATTTATTATGAAAGTTGTTTACAATTTTTTCACACCTTTCATAGTCTATTTCTAAGTAAGGGTCGTTAACAATTGACTGCATTAATTTATCATTAATTTTAATACTAGAAACTCTCATTGTAATACCATTTCCTAAAAAATCTGTATAAAGCCACTTGTGTATTGTATTTAGAGCATTAGTATTAAACCATATATCGTACTGAAATTTTGCACCTCTATAAGAGTCATCAATAATCCTTTCTTTAAAAGCTTCTAGAGTATTTAGATCTTTTATAGGTCTATACGAAGACCCTGACTTCATAAAATGAGTAGGAATATCTCCCAAAGATTCCTTAATCGTCATAGCCTGCAAAGGCTTACCTTTTCTACTCGCCATTTTTTAGGTCAAATATTTGTTTTTCTAAATTTCTCATTCTCTTTTCTGATTCTTCAATTGAATCATATAACGCATGCATCATGCTTTCCATCTTATTATTAACATACTCTGGTGTTATTTTTGTTTCTTTTTCAAATCCGCCTTCACTTTTCATTCTTAGTTGCTTTCACTCCATTTTGAGCCATCCCAGAATGAGAATCCGTAGTCGTCTAGACTGGAAACTTCTGTGTCGAATAAAGTTCCCACCTGTGAGGCTGTTGTTCTTTCGTATACAACAGTAGATGTATTAAATACTGTTGTGGTTAAATGATCTGTTGAGATCGTGGTGTCTGTAGTTCTTGTAGTATTGAAGGTAGTTGTAGTAGTTCTGCCTGTAGCAAATGTTGTTGTTCTACTAGTTTCAAATCCTGTAGTTGTATTAAACGCTGTCGTTCTTGAAGTTTCTGTACTTCTGGAAGACCCTGTTGACCTACTTGAACCTGTGACATTTTGAGTATTAAAAGTAGTTGTAGTACTTTTACTCGTTCCAGTTGTTCTAGTTGTGACCGTACCTTGTGTAGTCGCAAACGTAGTTGTTGTTCCTCTATCTGTAAGAGTTGATCTACTTGATCCCGTTCCTCTGTCTGTTAGGAAAGTGGACGTAGTAGTTTTACTTGTACCAGTACTTCTACTTGAAGCAGTACTTGTATTTGTATTAAAGACTGTAGAAGTATCTCTGCTAGATGCTGTACTTCTTTGAGTACCTGTAGTAGTATTTGTGTTAAATACTGATACAGTAGTTCTACTTGATGCAGTACCTCTACTAGTAATAGTAGATTGAGTTGTGTTAAATACTGATGTAGTAGTTCTGCTAGACGCTGTGCTTCTAGTTGTAATTGTACCTTGTGAGGTAGCAAATGTAGTAGTAGTGTCTTTAGATGTAATAGTACCTCTACTTGTTAAACTTAATCTCGAAGTATTAAATGTTGTTGTAGTATCTCTGCTAGATGCTGTACTTCTTTGAGTACCTGTGGTCTTCGTTGTATTAAATACTGTTGAAGTATCTCTACTAGATGCTGTACTTCTTTGTGTACCTGTAGATTGAGTTGTATTAAATACTGTAGAAGTATCTCTACTTGAAGCAGTCGATCTACTAGTCAATGATGCTCTGGATGTATTAAATACTGTTGTAGTATCTCTGCTTGAAGCTGTTGATCTTGTAGTAATTGTACCTTGCGAAGTAGCAAACGTAGTAGTAGTATTTCTACTTGTACCTGTAGATCTTGAACTAATTCTACTTGTGATATAAGCTGTCTCGTAACTTGTAGACTGTGAAGTATTATCTACATAAGCAGTACTTGTTGTAAACGTAGTGTTTCTAGTAGTGGCCTGAGTAGTATTCGTACTTCTAGCAGTGTTTGTTGATACTGAAGTATTATCTTCGTATGCTGTACTTGTTATAAATGTAGTCGTTCTAGTTGTAGACTGACTAGTATTAGTACTTCTAGCAGTGTTTGATAATCTTAATGTGTTATAACTTGTTGACTGAGAAGTGTTAGTGCCTTGTGTAGTGTTAGTACTCTGAACCGTATTCGTACTTCTGGCAGTATTTGATAGTCTTAATGTATTATAACTTGTTGATTGACTTGTATTAGTACCTTGCGTTGTATTAGTACCTTGCGTTGTATTCGTATTTCTAGCAGTATTTGATAGTCTTACTGTGTTATAACTTGTTGATTGAGTTGTATTAGTACCTTGTGTAGTGTTAGTACTCTGAACTGTATTGGTACTTCTAGCAGTATTTGATATTCTGACCGTGTTATAACTTGTTGATTGACTTGTATTAGTATTTCTTGATGTATTCGATAATCTTAATGTATTGTACGCAGTTGATTGACTTGTATTAGTATTTCTTGATGTATTCGATATTCTTACTGTATTGTAACTTGTTGACTGTGTAGTGTTAGTACTTCTACTTGTATTTGTTGCTTGCGATGTACTTCTACTTGTATTTGTTGCTTGTGTTGTATTTCTACTTGTATTTGTTGCTTGAGAAGTATTATTTGTAAATGAAGTACTATTTGTAAATCCAGTACTTCTACTTGTATTTGTAGATTGAGTAGTGTTCGTATTTCTACTTGTACCAAAACTTGTGTTGTCTACATAAGCAGTAATCCTACTTGTATTTGTATTTCTACTTGTACCAAAACTTGTATTATCTATATAAGCAGTAATCCTACTTGTATTCGTATTTCTACTTGTACCAAAACTTGTATTATCTATATAAGCAGTAATTCTACTTGTATTTGTATTATTTGTAAAACCTGTGTTATTAGTAAACGCTGTTATTCTAGCTGTATTATTTGTAAATCCTGTTGAATTTGTAAACGCAGTATTTCTAGAAGTATTAGTATTGAATGAAGTACTTGTATAATAAGTAGTAATTACTTGTTGTATATAACTAGTAGTTCTTGAAGTATTCTCTGTGTAGGTATATGTGTATTCTTCTCCTTCACTATCCTCTTCAGCCTCTTCAAATATTGTTATGTAGGTAGTAATTCTTATTGCTTGATAGCCTGTGAATTTAGATGTAATCAGTGGAGCACCTGTTATATTTGTAAATCCAGTACTTCTACTTGTATTTGTATTTCTTGCTGTATTTGTAGCAAATGAGGTGCTTCTTGATGTATTTGTAGCTCTAGAAGTATTAGTACTATTTGTAAATCCAGTACTTCTACTTGTATTTGTTGCTTGTGTTGTATTATATGCAGTTGAGTTTGTAAACCCAGTACTTCTACTTGTATTTGTTGCTTGTGTTGTATTATATGCAGTTGAAGTTGCAAACGTTGTATTATCTACATAAGCAGTAATTCTACTTGTATTAGTATTTCTTGAAGTATTAGTAGCAAAACTTGTGTTATCTATATAAGCTGTTATAAATGTAGTATTATCTATATATGCTGTTATAAATGATGTATTATCTACATAAGCAGTATTTGTCGCAAATGTAGTGTTTCTACTTGTAGCAAATGATGTATTATCTTGGTATGCTGTTGCCGTTATAAATGTAGTAGTTCTACTTGTACCAAATGATGTATTATCTTGGTATGCTGTTGCTGTTGTAAATGTAGTAATTCTACTTGTAGCAAATGATGTATTGTCTTGGTATGCTGTTGTTGTACTGAATGTAGTATTAGTAGCAAACGTAGTGTTTGTAATAAATGTGGTATTTCTACTTGTAGCAAACGATGTATTATCTTGATATGCTGTTGAAGTAGTAAATGTAGTATTTGTTCCAAATGTTGTATTTGTAATGTAAGTAGTAGTTCTACTTGTAGCAAATGATGTATTGTCTTGATATGCTGTCGAAGTAGTAAATGTAGTGTTAGTAGCAAATGTTGTATTTGTAATGTAAGTAGTAGTTCTACTTGTAGCAAATGATGTATTATCTTGGTATGCTGTTGTTGTACTAAATGTAGTAGTAAACGAAGTAGACTGAGAAGTATTAGTACTTCTAGCAGTATTTGACAATCTAAGTGTATTATCTATATATGCGGTACTTGTAGTAAATGTAGTATTGTAGCCTGTAGACTGTGTAGTATTAGTACTTCTAGCAGTATTCGTTGCAAAGGATGTATTTCTACTTGTACTAATTACTGTATCATATGATGTAGTATAAGTTGTTGTAGTGCTGTATGCTGTAACGGTGCTTTGAGTTGTATTAAATGTTGTTGTTGTACTAAATGCAGTTGTTGTTGTGTAAGCAGTAGTTGTACTTTGACTTGTATTAAAAGTCGTAGTAGTATTAAACGCTGTCGTCGTTGTGTAAGCAGTAGTTGTACTCTGACTTGTATTGAAAGTCGTTGTAGTATTAAAGGCTGTTGTTGTTGTAAATGCAGTAGTAGTACTTTGACTTGTATTAAAAGTCGTAGTAGTATTAAACGCTGTCGTCGTTGTAAAAGCTGTTGTAGTACTCTGTGTTGTATTAAACGTTGTCGTTGTGTTGAACGTGGTTGTCGTAGTAAATGCAGTAGTAGTACTTTGTGTAGTATTAAAAGTTGTAGTAGTACTAAAAGCAGTTGTTGTTGTAAATGCTGTAGTTGTACCTTGTGAAGTATTAAATGTTGTTACAGTACTAAAAGCTGTTGTAGTTGTAAATGCGGTAGTAGTACTTTGACTTGTATTATATGTTGTTACAGTCGTAAAGTTAGTAGTTGTATTAAATGCAGTTGTTGTACTCTGACTTGTATTGTATGTTGTCGTTGTTGTAAATGCAGTAGTAGTATTAAATGCAGTCGTTGTAGCTTGTGTAGTATTAAACGTAGTTGTAGTTGAATACGCTGTTGTGGTATTGAAAGCTGTTGTAGTACTCTGTGTTGTATTAAACGTTGTAGTTGTTGTAAATGCAGTAGTAGTATTAAAGGCAGTTGTTGTACTTTGAGTTGTATTGTACGTTGTTGTTGTAGTGAATGCAGTTGTAGTTGTATAAGATGTTGTGGTATCAAATGCTGTTGTTCTACTAGTTTCAGTAACGTTGCCTGTGTTGAATGTTGTTGTTCTACTAGTGTCAAAAGTAGTAAGAGTACTTTGAGTTGTGTTAAAGGTAGTTGTTGTGGAGAAAGAAGTATCTTGTAATCCGCTAATAGTACTAGTACTAGTGGCAGTATTTCTAGAGGTTTCGTGTGTAACCGTAAACGGGCCTTCTAGACTTCCGCTATCGTTTACATAGACTTCGTTGATTCTTCTAAGCGTACCATTATCATTAATTGCCAGAAAGGAAATTTGACGAAGTGTTCCACTATCATTAACATATATTGCCATATCTTAACTCGAATATACGAACCATATATGACCATCCACAGTACCAGCAGTATTTGTAGGGGCGGTAGTCGTTATAGTTCTTGGCAATCTTGCCGAAGCCATAGTACCACTAGTAATCTTTCCAGTGGCTACTGCACCCTCAAAGTTTCTACTTGCATCAATGGCATCACTACCATCAATCTTTAGTCCTGAATCTTCGATATTAAAATCTAATTTTTGTCCCATTTTATACCTCTATTGTTGTTCTTATAAATTTATAAGCCATTGTATCGCCACTTGCTGGCGTTACTCTTAATCTTACTGCTCCACTTGATATATCTGCGTCAAAGGATGCTTGAGCACCATTATCAAATATAGAAGCATACTGTGTTAAATATACTGTTGTTCCATCGTGGAACATAAAAATCTCTATAGCATGGTAGTCTCCATCTGTAGAGTTAGTTACAGATACTGTGTACTTAGCAGTTCTAAATGTAGCTGCTGTAAAACTATCTAATGTAAATTGTGCTGTGCTTGTTGAAGCTCCTGTGCCTACATCCATACCAGCTACTTCGTCTATGTGAAATTTTTGTGGTGGAGAACCATCTTGAATACCAAGGCTACCTCCTACGTTCTGTACTGTTCCAGTATCTCCTAAGAATAAGTTTCCTGTGAAACCTATTGTACCTGACATAAACTTGCCTGATAAAGCTGAACTTATTAATTGTGTAGAAGTTACAGAGTTA